TAGTCAACATTTATATCTGAATTATTGACAATATAAGAAGTTTTACCTGCTGGAACATCTCTTGCTTGAGCCTCTTCTATTGTTAAAAGTGTTTTTGTAGTAAGTCTTATAAGAGCTACATTTCCTGCATCTTCTGTATAAACGATAGATTTAGTAGTATCTCCCATTATTGATCTCCAAAAAAGGCTGCACAATATCCATGTGACCTCGCTGTTGAAAAACCAGTACCACCCGCTGTCCCATTCAGTACAAGTCTACAAGCCGAGGAAGTATAAGTTGCAAAACTATATCCACTTGTTCCAGTATCATTATTATTATTAGTTTTTATATGAGGAACTCTTCCATGCCCAGAACTTGAACCTAAAACAACACAATAATTGGCATTAGAAAACGTACCACTTTCAAAAGTCATAGTATAATCTCCAGTTGTATGATAAGTTACTGTGGAAACATTATGATCGTCTCTGACTGATTGGTTATTTCCATTTATGTTAATCCAAGCTCCGCAAGCATTGTCACCTATAAAAGCCATTATTTAACCTCCTGTAAAAGAAATTTAAACTTTTTACCAGTTCTTTTGTTTAACAAGAAAAGATCCTCGTGTCCTTCTTGTATAGTATAGCTTCCCCAGCTTCCGTCAACGTCATTTTGTGACCCTTCGTTAGACATTTGTAAGTCAGCAGTATAAATATTTCTCCATCTTAAACTATTTGAACCTAAATCTTTTGTATTATTACTAGCTGGAGTTAACGTTCCTAATCCAGAAAAATCTGTTTGTGTTCCACCTAGAGAAACTGATGTCGAACCAATAGTTACAGAAGATGATTCTACTAAAGCTATTGTTCCAGTCGCATTAGGTAGGGTAAGAGTTCTATTTGATGTTACTGTTCCAGCTTTTACTGCCACATAATGACTATTATCATTATCATTAAACCTTAATTCATTTTGTAATCTCAAAGTAATTCCATTAGCATCAAAAATCATCTGTTCTGTTCCACTAGAACTAAATCCCATAATATTCGCACTTTTTCTAAATAGTCCTAAATCTGTATCTCCTTCAAAACTAAATGCTGGTGTTGAAGCACTATTAGAATTATCAATTAAAAGTGGACCTGACATTGTTCCACCAGTTTTAGATAATAAACCTAAATTTGCTTGATTAATATTTCCAATTTCAGTAAATCCTCCATTACTTGAGTTTCTTATTTTTAAAATATTTGTACTTGTATTTAAAAAAGGCATACCAGCTACACATTGACTTGTAGCTAAATCAGTAGATTTTGAATTACTTGATTGGATCGCAGCAAAAACATTATTAAGGTCGATTCTTACATTCGCCCCTGAATTGTTTTCGATAGTGTAATTTGTTACGTCAGCCACAGTTAAATACTATTTTCCTCCATGTTACCCTCCTTTGCCGAAACCAACAGCACTGTAGGTAAAGTTCCTATCAATACTAGCATTGCTTGAGTTTTTAAAGTGAACTGTAAAGCCTGTTCCAGAGATATTACTAAGTTCAAAATAATCTCCTGTTCCCACATTCTGCGGAGAAATATTAACAGAAGGTAAGAAATTGTTTAGATTGCCGAGTGCAGACGTTCCAACAAAAAAAGGTGCGTTAAATGTAACTGCTTTTGCTCCTGCTCCAGATGCAATAACAGAAGATTGTTCGGTTCTTGATGTTAAACTTGCAATGTAACCAGCTTGTTGTAAATTTATATTTTGTGCAACATCTCCACTAGAAAGAGTGATTCTAAATTGGAAACCTCTTCCTCTGAATGTACCATTA